ATGGTATATGATGCCAAGTATCCCAAACTCTCTTGATACCGTGCATCACAAAGCTCTGGCGACCTTCTGCCGCCGCTGAATCGCTCTACGATGAGCAAATGCAACCCCTGTCGCCGGATGTTCGGCGGCAGGAGGGGCGGGATGCGACGGAATACGAAAGCCTGCTGGCGACATTCGGCGCACTCCCGCACAAGCACCCGCTCAAATACGAGTTCCTGATCTTATGCTGGATGCAGCAATGGCCGGAAACGATCCAGTTTGAGAATGACGGCATCCTCAACCATTGGCTGTTCCGCATGGCGAAAGGGTACTGCTTCTCCCGCCGTCTGCTGTTGATGGGTTGCGGTTCATCGGGCAAAACCCAAGCATCAGCCGCCTACGCCTACACCATCTGGAAGGCGCGACCCTTTAACACATCCGTATTCCTGTCCACCACATCAGCGGAAGCAGGAGAATCGAGAACATGGGGTGCGGTGAAAGACTTGCACAAGGCTGACAAGTTCAAAATCGGCAAGCGAATTGATTCCCTCCACCTGATTACGCTGGATGAAGAAGTGCGCGATGAGGACGGGGTGAAGGAGCGGGATTTCCGCGACGTTATCAAGTGTATCAACATCAAGCCGGGGCAGGAGGGCAAGAACGTAGTCGCATCCATCGTTGGACGTAAAAACGAACACGTAGTCTGGATTTGCGACGAATTTCCGTTTATGGACGTTGGCGTATTGACGGCTCGCGTGAACCTCAACACGAACCCGTTCTCGCAGTTCATCGGACTCGGTAATGCACCCGAAGAAGGCGACCCGATGTATATTGATGCCGCACCTTTCGGTGACAAGTATCCCGATGGATGGAAATCGCTAGACAAAGATTCGATGGATAGCTGGCTTACTTCATCCGGTCTATGCCTTTACTTCAACGGCGCAAAGTCTCCAAACTTCAAGGAACCCGGCAAGATTCCGTTCCCGCGCCTGATGAACGAGAACTTCCGCAAAGAGATTCTATCGGATGCAGGAGGCGAGGATGCGCCGATGTATTGGAAGCAGTTCTACGGCTTTCCGCCTTCCGTGGATGTGTCGGACAAAGTTCTTTCTGGAAAGCTGATGGAGTCTTGCGGTGCATTCCAGAAAATCAACTGGCAGGACAACAACCTGTCCACCCTTGCAGGACTCGACCTTGGATTCCGCGCAGGAGGCGATCCCTGTGTCATTCAATTCGGAAAAATCGGTTCCGGCAGGCATGAGGACGACATTGATGCCCGCTACAAGCGCATGATTGCCTTGGAGCGCGATGCTATTGCGCTTGTGCCGAAGCAATCGAAAGAAGCCTTTGAAGTGCAGATTGCAAAGCAGGTAGTCGAGCAATGCCGTAGCCGAAGCTGCCACGAACTCGCCTTGGACGTTACGGGTGATGGCGGTATCCTTTTGCAGCACATCGAGCGCGAAGCCCGTGAGCAGTCTTACAGCCTCACCGTTCACGCGATCTCGTTCTCCGGTATCGCTGAAAACCGAATCGTGATTCCCGGCGAAAAGCGCAAGGCCCGCGAAATGTTCGCCAACATGGTGTGTCAGATATGGGGCACTACCCGTCTCGCGGTGATGAATAGGGCGGTAGGTGGGATGAATAGTCAATCGAACGTCACCAAGCAACTATGCGCCCGCAAAATGGGCACAGACGAGAAAAAGCGCATGACGATTGAGCGCAAGAAGGACATGAAGGAACGGATTCGCCGTTCACCCGATCACGCTGATGCCGCCTGTCTGCTGATCCATCTGGCAATGCGTAACGGGCTTGCTGGGTATGAGCAAAAGCGGGAAGCCAAGCCGTTTAACCCGGAGGACTACTTAAAGAAGGTCAATCCAGCAGGGAAATATGGGACGCAGCAGCGGAGTGTGTATAGCGGGCGGTAGCTACTTCTGCTTCCCTAAACTCACCGCATCCCATTCCTTGAACAGATTCTTCAACCACGGCTCCATCGGCCATTCGCCCCTTTTTGTAGCCATGCAATGCTCGAAAACGGCAACCCCTTTGTAGCTATGCGCGATGCCGAATCCACACCATTTCGGCGTATCCCCCATTTCTATCGGGACTCCCGACATTCTGAAACCCAACTCGAAAGTTCCTTTGTCGCCGTGCAGCATATTGAACCAGCAATCGGTATGCTCGTTTAACCACCCCGTCCAGCGCAACCCCATCCACCCCTCAACCTTGTCCACTATAAACTGCCCGGTTTCCCATTCCACATCCGGCGATAACCCGCAATAGGTGTATCCCCAGCGGCTCGGATGACACGGCTTTACGTCATTAAAGAACAACGTCTTGCCTTCGCACAGCTGGAATATCGTTTCCGGCTTCACCACGGGAAAGCAATCGGCATCTATGAACATGACATGACGCCAGGGGCTATGCGTGACAGCGTAATTCTTCAACACCCAGCCGCTCATCTGCCGAACCATGTGCTTTTTTAGCACGTTGAGCACGTTGACCGTTTCTACCCCCATCTCTGCAAAACTTTTTGCGGCCCATACTGGCATTTCCTTTTCGCCTATGTGCCACACCTGTATCGGCAACTCGCACCCCAATTCCCGTAGTCTCCGGCATAACACCCAACTCCATGACAGATACTTTCCTCCACCAGCAATCACAATACCGCATCCGGTGCAGTCGGGCGGCTCCGATTCCAGCAGCCGATTCTTCCTGACATGATTCACCATTGCCCCACATCGCTGTTCCTCAAATCGAGGCAACCCGATGCTGTCCTTCGCCTGCGTTTCAGCAAGTGACGGCATACGTTAGATCGAGAACACAGGTTCAGCAGATCGCGCTTCACGTTCCTGCTCCAATTCAGCAAGAAACCGATCCTCGCGCTCATGCCGAAGCTGCTCGTCCGCCAGTTCATTCAACTGCTCATCAGTCAATTCCCCGGTCAAGATGTCAAACGGTAATCCCATATACGTGTTAACCTTTTACGGGGTTTAACGATTACGTCAATACCTTTTATCGGGGTGAAGTGCAGCAGGGTTATAGGGATGCAGGGCAGCAGGTGTATCCGGTGTAGAAGGGTTTAGCGGGTTATGGTGAGACGGGTGCAGCAATCTCCTACTAAAAGAAGATTACTGAAAGAGCTTCGCGGTTTAAAGGAGCCACGGTATGCAGTTTCAACAGTCCTAGCGCGATGGTCTGACTTTGCCTACGCTTGCCCTGCTTTCGTGGGGCTGACTGTAATCTCTCAGCTTGCGCCGATCAACATTAAGAGGGAAGTGATAGTGATACCCAGCCCTCTCCATCCATTCGTCGGGGAGTCCTTCTCAGGTTAGTTCCATAGTCGAGGAATAGAACCCCGCCCGATTACACGCTTGGAGCTTCCACCAAGAGGCCGGATACGCTGGCCCCGCTCTAGGAGAGTGCTGAAATGCTAGTCCCTAGAAAAACGAAACCCAAACCGGAATCAGCGGTTTGGGTTTCAACTGTCTTGTAGCCCTAGTTACCCAAGGCATCAGTGTTTTGCTCGCTCCGCTGATTCCGGCTTGCGATCTGCACGGATACTGCCATGCCCATTCCATCCGTCAAATCTTTTTTCAATAAATCTTCTTGACCTTACTAGCAAATCCAGATACCTACGCATTCACCTATGAAATGCCCACGCTGCAAACTCGTCTGGAAAGTCAAAGCATACGCCGATGGAGGGAAAATCCGTTGGCGCAAAATGACAAAGGAACAACGGCTCGTATGGGTCGCAAAGATTCAGGAGGGGCGCAGGAAGCAGCTAGTCGAAGCGCGGCTGGCGAAGGAACAAGCTAAAACACAACAACCATGAACATACCAAAAATTAACTTCAACGTAGATAAGTATAGGAAAATCTGCAAAAAACTAGACCCGATTCTAGCTGAGTCAATCAGTAGCCGAAGCGTGGACGATTGGAACTGTGTGGTAATGGCACTAGCGACTTCGCTTCTTGGTATGCACATGGACAGCAAGACAAGCCTTGAAGATTCCATAAATATGGCGCAGCAGACTATCCAATGTGTGCCGAGCCTCTTTATCGTGATAAGCCAGAGGGAGACCAAGCAACCATGAACGACACCAACCTCAAGACCTTACTTGCATCCGTGAAAGGGGTGACGCTGTGAACACCGCCGACCACCTAACCCTCATCGAGTCTAAGTGCGAAGCCAACCTAGATTATCTGCAACTGTGTCGCAGCGGCGGTGCTCTAATTACAAAAATAGACCTATTTGCCGAAGCTGGATGGAAAAGCACGCTGGCGGCGATAAAATGGCTGCGGTCGATCAAGCAAAGCGACGTATGCGCCGATCAAGCTCATGCTTGTAACCATCCAGATGATGCGCGAGACGCTATCAACGAAATCATCGCCGCATGGCCCATCGAACTACTTCAATGAACATCAACAATGTGCTGATTCAGCTATGACCGACCACACCAACCACACCTACGACTTCAAAATCTACAACGGACGCATCAAAGTCTATGTGGACGGCTACGTGATGTTCACGTTCAATCAGATCGATTTTAAGGGCTACTACGCCTACAAGGACGACACGTTGCTGTTCGGAATAGACATCTACCTCGTTGATACGACGATGGAAATCTACTTTAAAACCAAGGAAAACTGGTTCGCAATTCTCGCGCTACTCGACAAAAATCTATGAACAAACGACCAACTATGCTGACTGATTGTGCATCATTCGGGACAGACGATGAATCATTGAACAGACTATACGAGATTCGTGAATTACCTAAATACGTGGTTCCGGCTGACTTCGCCCGCACCCTCGAACGCTCACTCGCAGAGCGAACGGAGGAAAGGGATAAGCTCTTAGAAAAACAGTCGTGGCTCATTGCGCATCCGACAGCCATTGAAGCCGCACACCAAGTTGTCGAATGGACAAAGTGCGAGCAAGACCGCGACACCGCCCTCGCCAAGCTCGCCAAGTGCAGGGAGGCGTTGGAGGCATCGTCAGGACTGCTCTCCGTAGTGAATACAGGGTCACAGCCGGACGTTGGGCAAATGAATTGGTATGACGCCCGCAGTATTCAACTGCTCGCCAATCGCCAAACCCTA